CCCCATTAATTAAAATTTATGCAACACAAAAATTAAAAGATAATACGTTGAATAATCTTAAATTCATTCAATTAATGGAAGATTATTTAACCAAAAACGATTTATTTCAAGATAAAATCATCAATAGTTTGATGATAAAACTTCAAAAGGAGTTACCCGATGTTAATGATACACCGATAACAATATCCACCGAACTAGCTTCAGGTGGTTTTATAAAAAGGGATTTATGGTCATCCTTTAAGGCAATAAATGATAAATGGATTGCCGGAGCGGATCTTAAAACCAGAACACTGTTTGAAGACGTTATGTTTATTGATAGAGCAAGTAGGGATATTGGAAATAAAGTTATTGTTGATATATACAAACTTAAGGAAGCGATGTTAATCACCAATGAAGTTAACGCAAAACGTTCAATGATTGACCTTGTTCATGGGATAATAACATCCAACCACTTTAAGGTGATGTATGTTCCGGCATATGTTAATTTTTATAATGTGCAAACGGTCATGAAAAACGCAATACCAAAACCTGAAGCCAGCGGGGATTTTGCCAACAACATGTTCGGAACATTCTTAAATGTGGATACCAGGGAATCATCCACAAAAATGGTGTGTATGTATGCCGGAAAATCCAGTGAACAACTTGCCATGGATACCGACCTAACACAACGAAATGATGATTCGTTTGAACTAAAATGTGGGAATGTATTATCCGAAGATCAAACAAATAAAAAGGATCATGATAAGTCAAACAAGGTTGCGGGGTTTAATATCGATATTGGACCACAAAATCAATCCATGTTCACAAGTTTCATGGTTAGTCAAGATAATCATACACCAACAGCCGAATCATTACAATTATTAACCGAACTAGCAAATAACTACCACAACGTAAAAGGGGTTAGTCAAAGCGTATCCCTATATAATTTATATAAAGTTAGAAGTTATACATGTACCGTGTCCATGATGGGGAACGCCATGATACAACCGGCCATGTACTTCAACTTAAGACACGTTCCAATGTATAATGGACCATACATGATAACAAAAGTAACACACTCCATTAAACCAGGAACATTCGAAACAATATTCGAGGGGGTTAGACAACCAACAGCACAATTATCAAAACAAGATGATTTCTTGGCCGTAATAAAAACAAATTTATTGCAACATATTATCGATAAAAATAAACAAGACAAAATTGAAGAAGAAAAACAAACAAAAGACGAACAAGGAAATCTAATATCCCAAAAAGACAAAACAACGGATAAAATTGATGGACAAAAAACAATATCCACAAATTGTACACCAAACAAGGCATATGAAAAATATCCAATCAATACAACACCAACGGAATATTTTATAACATATAAACAAGTCAAAACTGCCATACTGGAAAACCTACCAACAGATGATGGGAAATTAAAATATGTGCTATTTGCTGCCATGTTCGCCGAATCAAACGACGGAGCAAGACTTAAAGCATATGAAAATAATTTCGCGGGAATAGATCTAAACGGATATTGGGGTGCTTCAATACAAACACTAATATATGAACAATTCTTCTGTCTATCCTCAAACAAAATAACACTACCATACGCCGAGTTTAAAGACCTATCAAGTCATGTTCGTTTTTTAATTAATAGATGGAAAAGTAGAATGGGGGATATTACAGTGGATGAAAAATCAATAACACAATTCCTAATTCAAAATATTTCATCACAACAACAAAATCCAAATGTTTATTCTTCGTTAGATAAAACATCCCTGGAAAATATGGAGAAAAAGGTTAAGAACGCAATAACAGTATTTAATTCATTTAATTAATAAAATTAATCCACCCAAATGGTGGATTTTTTTGTTTATCCAAATATTTATATATAAAAAATAATTTATGACTTATTTTAACAATCTAGGCCAAGGAAGGGTTGGCTTTAAAACACCTAGTGGTGGTGTAACACCATCGTTACTTTTAGATACATACACAAATCCAACACTTGGATTTTCAATGTATAAAATAAGAACAGCATACAGTGGGAGTGGTATTCGTGTGAGAAGAAGCTCAGATAACACTACTCAGGAAATTGGATTTGTAAACAATTACTTAGATACTGCTTCATTACTTTCGTTTGTTGGGGCTGGTAATGGATTTATTCACACATGGTATGACCAATCAGGTAACGGAAATAACTTAGTCCAATTAACTCCTGGTAACCAACCACAAATTGTTGCGAGTGGAAGTTTAATTACAAGAAATGGAATAGCTACAATTAAAGCTACGTCAACTCAATTTCTTACTATCACCACACAAGTGTCTAATAACACCTCCCATTCTTGGTGGTTTAGTTATGAAAAAAATGACACATCAACTAACGCTATATTATTAGCAAATGGGAGTATTTATATGTATTTGGATTATGGAACAACTCAACAAGTAGGACCAAATGATAGTATGACTATATCTCCAGCGTTAAGTGCTAACACATTTAGATTAATGAATTGTGTATATCAATACCCATCATCTGCAATTAATATTAAGTTATATTCTAATGGATCCCAAATAGCAACTCGTACTACAAGTGATGTTCCTGGTACAGTAAGATCATCTTTCACTATGGTCCCATCATCTCTATATAGGACTGCAACCGTACATTTCAATGAACTTTTATTATGGAAAACAGATCAAACAACTAACAGATCAGCAATTGAAACAGATATAAAAACAAGAAACTTAATTTACTAATCATGAACGGATATACATTTACAACAGAACAAGAAGCTATTGACGCTCGTCAATTATGTAATGACTTAAAAGGATTTCCAATAGAAGATATGTTAAACTATGTAACGTATTTCTATTCCGAAATAGATGACTTCTATTACATTACTCACTACTACGATATAGAACAAGTACTAGGTGAACCAATCGAATTTACGGTTACTCAACCTGAATTGCCACTATAAAAATTAAAAAAACAATTCAAACCCTCCATAATAAAATGGGGGGTTTTTATTTTACATTGATTTTTTTTATTATATCATATATTTATATATAAAGGGATTATTATGAATACAAAAACGATATTAGAGAATTATCTTGGAAAACCAACAAGATATTCAGAAAAAGACGCAGGAAATGGATTCAAGGAAGTTTGTGATCTAGACACAGGAAGTTGTTATACAATAAGAATGCGAGACGGATTAATTGAACGAGTTGATAATACAATCAACACAAATAAACGAATTCAGGTTGAAACAAATACTGGAGTTAAACAATTATTAAACGGATAATATGGGAATCGATAGAAAAATATTAGAAGAAGTTGCGAGATTCAACTCCATTAATCAATATGTTATGGAACAAGAAGCTCAATTACCACCACCACCAGCGGAAGACCCAATGGCGGAACTACCACCAATGGATGCAATGCCACAACCAGAAGTTGCACCAACAACTCCACCAGCACCACAACCAGTGGATGTAGCACAAGATCCGGAAGTTGAAAAAGTTGGCGAAGAAGAATCAAAAAAAGAAGAATTGGAAATAACGGATTTAGTGAAATCACAAAAGAATGTTGAAGAAAAACAAGAAGAATATTTCCAACAATTATTTAGTCATTTAACAGATCTTGAAAACAGATTGGGTGATATGGATACAATCGTTAATAAATTAAACGATCTTGAAGCAAAACTTGAAAAATATAGAGAAAAATCACCAGAAGAAAAACTTCAATTAAGATCATTGGATTCAGGACCATATAGTCAAAAACTATCCGACTTCTTTAGTGACAATCAAGATAAGTTTGAACAACAAGGAAAAGATGAATATATTTTAACAAAAGATGAAGTGGAAGATTTTTCACCACACGAAATTAAAAAATCATTCAGAAACTACGAAGACGAAGATAAAGACAATTCTGGCTTTACAAAAATATAAGGAAAAGGTGGGATTAGAAATGATCCCATTTTTATTTTAAGATTTTATTTGACAATTAAATATTTTGAACCTATACTTAACTTATAACAATTTAATTTATACACAAAATGGCGACGAACAATGTATTAGATGCTGTATTAAACCAATACGAGCAAGCACAACAAAAAAATTCATCAACTCCTAAAATTAGTCAGGAGGATAGACTAAAGCGATATTTCGCGGCAGTATTACCAAAAGGTGAAAAACAAGGACAACGAAGATTGAGAATCCTTCCAACAGAAGATGGATCTTCACCATTCAAAGAAGCGTGGTTCCACGAAATTTATATCGATGGAAAAACAACAAAATTCTACGACCCAGACAAAAACGATGGCGAACGTTCACCATTAACGGAAGTATATGATGACTTAAGATCAACTGGTAAAGAATCTGACAAGAAATTAGCTGACCAATATAGAACAAGAAAATTTTATGTTGTTAAAGTTATCGATAGAGATAACGAACAAGACGGACCAAAATTCTGGAGATTCAAACATAACTACAAAAATGAAGGTGTATTAGACAAAATCATTCCTTTATTTAGATCAAAAGGTGATATCACAAACCAAGACAATGGTAGAGATATTATCCTTGAACTAGCAATGGCAAAATCACCAAAAGGAAGTGAATATACGGTTATTCAAACGGTTATGTATGAAGACCCAGCACCTTTACATGAAGATAAAGAATTGGCAACAACCTGGGCAACAGATACAACAACATGGAAAGACGTATATACCAAAAAACCAGTTGAATACCTTGAAGCTATCGCTAGAGGTGAAACTCCAAGATGGGATTCAACATTAGGTAAAATGGTTTACGGTGACTCAACAGAAGGTGAAGTAGTAATAGGTGGAACAAAAACTCAAACTACAACTACATACGAAGACCCTCAAGCAAACGCTGAGGTAGATGAAGATCTTCCATTCTAACAATTAAAAAAAAGACCCTTATAGAGGGTAGTGGTTGACTTAATCACTACCCTTTTTTATTATTATAAAAAAACTAATTATCATGGCATTAAAGAAAAAAGAAATATCATTGGATGCAATAAAATCCAAGTACTCAACAAAAACAAAATACAAAGCAGAAGACTATTATTACTGCGGTGAAGCATTCCATGAAGCTTGTGGAATACCTGGTCCTGTAATGGGGGGTTTAAATTTATTCATTGGGTTTAGCAACTC